CGTCATGAAAACGAACACGTCCGACCCCGAAATGCTCTCCCGGGCGGAACAAATGATGAAGGAGATCGGTTCGGCCGCCTACTTCATCATCGATACCGAGGAGAACTTCGATTTTGCACAGGGTGTCGCCACGAACGGGGAGGTGTACAAGAATCTCATCGATACCTGCAACCAACAGCTTTCCCTGCTGAACCTCGCCGCCGTGCTGGGGCAGGATACCGTGAACGGGAACCGCTCGAAGGAGGAAAGTTCCTCCAAATTGCTCGACTCCGTGGTAAAGGCCGATAACCGTTTCATAGAATCCTCTTTCAACAGGATCATACTCCCGGCGCTCGCCTCCATCGGCGTCCTCAAACCCGGGCTGCGGCTGGTCATCGCCAAGGAGGTCGATGTGGAAAAACTGTGGAAAATGGTACACGAGGGTTCCCAGTACTACGATTTCGACATAGACTGGATACGCGAGACGTTCGGCATCGAGGTTACCGGATTGCGTACCGACACGGCTCCGGCGGCTTCTCCGGCTCCGGGGAATAAAAAGGACGGAAAAGCGGGTGCTTCCGGAAGCGGGGAAACACGGGAGCTGCCGGATGATTTTTTCTTTTAAGGGCTGGCCGGCCAGCCTTGAAGTCCACCCTTGACGACCTCTATTTCAACGGTTCTTTAACGGCGTTGGAAGAGTGTTTGAAAGAGTTCGGGCAGTCGGTGGCGGGAATATTCCCTCTGGCGGACGGGGAGATGTTCGGCAGGATCATCGGGGAGATTGCGGACGATTTCGATGCGGCCGTCAACAAACGCCTGCTCGACATATACGCGGGCAACCTGCTCGGAGGCGTCCGCGGCGTTTTCGGGGATACCGGGTACGGAAGCCGTTATTTCGGCCTTGCAAACCGGCTGGAAGCCAACGCGGCCAGGTTTGCGGCTTACAAGGCTTACCATGCCACGGAACAGGTCAAGAGGCAACTGACGGCCCACGTGTCGAAAGAAGAGGCCCTGAAAAGGGCCGAAGGGGCTTTGAGGGCGTTCAACAGGTACCAGGCCGCGGAATACAACACGGCCGTGGCACGCTGCCGGACGGCCAGGCAATGGACCGACTTCAACCGGGAAGGACATGCGGACATTTTCCCGAATATCCGTTGGTTGCCGAGCCGGAGCGCCGAAAGACGTCCGCAGCATGTACCTTACTATAACCGCGTATGGGCGAAGACCGACCCGTTCTGGCTGGAAAACCAGCCCGGCAACGAATGGAACTGCAAGTGCGACTGGGAAGAAACCGCCGATGACGTGGATCACGACGGGGTGAAGGTTACACCCCCGCCGGCTGGCCTCGCCGGAAATCCCGGCATCACCGGAGAGATCTTCTCGGAAAAGTCGATATATTTTACGGCCAACGGGCACGACCAGGTAGGCAGGGGGATATTGGAACTGGGCGAAGGCGGTTTCTTCGGCAAAGGGAAAATCGACGCGGCGGAGGTGCTGTCGCACGTGTTGCACGAGTCGGGCGAAATCGCCGGGAACATGGAGGTCGCTACCCTGTTTTGCCGGCATAACAAGGGGGTAAGGCGTATAAAACTGCTGCCCAATGTGGTAAAAGAGGATGCCGGCCTGAGGCCCCGGTTCTACCCCAAAGGCATGACACCGCGCGGGGCGAATAAAAATGCCGATGCCGTCATCGAATGGGACAACGGCGACAAGTGGGTCGTCGACTTCAAGTGCATGCAGGGGAACGGGGCGAAACTCAAAGAACGCCTGTATGACGCTTACGAGCAGGCCGACTATGCCGTCGTGAAGATATGCGGGGAAATAAAAGAGGTTCAAAAAGTGATCGAAACGGCCGGACGGTTCATGAAAGGGCATAATCAATTCAAAGGCCTTATTATATACAATTCATCCGATGAAGTTATATATCAGCATAAATAAAGGGAGTAAAATCCCCCTTTATCCAACGCAAATGACCCAGCCGGCGGCTCGATCGCGCGTTGTTCTGCAAATATAGCGATAATTTCCTATAAAACAAACAAAGAGGCGGAACGCCTCTTTGCCCAACTCAAGTGTCCCAGCCAGCGGCTCGATCGCGAGTTGTTTCGCAAATATAGTGATAATTTCTTACAAACAAATATTTTATGGCAAAAATGACTCCCGGACAATTCAAAGCGGAAATAGAACGGCTGCAACGCATCTCGCCCGACTTTATGGCCCGTATAGCCCCGTTGGTGGCGGCGAATACGGCGGTTGCGGAGTTTAAAGACAACTTCCGAACCGAGAGCTTCGACGGGGTGAAGTGGAAAGAGGTACAACGCCGGGACGGGCATTCTCCGGCTTACCGGTATGCGGCAAAGCACCACCCGGTACGGACGACACGGAACATATTGACCGGCGATACCGGCGACTTGGGTCGTTCCATCGAGGTGAAGGAGGTGGGGGAAGGACGGGCTACCGTATGGACTTCCCCGCAGGAATTCGGCAGCAAGGAGCCTTACGGGGCGGTCCATAACGAAGGCTTGAAAGCGGGACGGGGCACCGGATTCATTATGCCCCGACGCCGGTTTATGGGAGACACCCCCGGTTTGCGGGAGAAAACCGTGAAAGAGATCGGGAAAGCATTGGACCGGCTCTTCAAAAAATAAAGGCGGAGTCATAATCGACTCCGCCTTTTCATTTACTTCCGGGGTATAAGGTTATCTTTATCCCTTCGGGGTGTACGACCGGCCCTTCTCCGGCATGGCCCGCCGTGAATTGCGTCGCATAAGAGAGGGCATACACTTCGAACGTGTTGCCGACATGAAGTTTCCGCCAGTTCGTCCGCACCAACGGTGCGAACCCCTTTTCATAATACAGTTGCAGGGCATCGTGCACGCTCTCCATCAGTTCGATGGCGGCATATCCGTCTTCTTTCCGGGGGGCATACAGCGACGTGGGCGTGAGCCGCTGGTCGGCGATGGTGATCGTTACCGATACGTCCGCCAGTTGTCCGCCTTTGCCGGTTTCACTGAAACCGGCTTGTTCCAGGTCGATGAGCGCACAGGGATATTTCACCGCAGGCTGCTCGTAGCGTAACTGCCCCCAGTCCTTGTCGATGTATTTCAGCTCCGGCACCGTGGCGAGCCGTTCCTGTATGCTCAACAGCAAATCTTTAAATTGTCCCATCGTGATCGTTTTTGTCGAATAGTGATAACTGACCGGGTCTCTCCGGTTGTTCCCGGGTCTCCCGCAAAGGCGTGGCGATGTAACGCAGCAGGGTGCGGTAACACATCGGGTAAACGGGGTTGACGTACCGTTCCCAGACTTTGAAATAACTTTTGGCGTAATTCCCCGGCTCGTAATGCTGCTGGACGATGTCGCAGACCAACTTTATCCGCCGGAGGGTGTTTTTACGTCGACCGCCCATTGTTTTTCCCGGATTTTGTTTTACCTTTGTTACAACTTCCCTAAATTGTAACTCGCTTGCCGGATCCGGTGGGCGGGTTATTTTTTATACCCCGTCTTTACCCGTGTGTTTCATGCCTCGGTCATGCCGAGGGGGATCTGTTTCCATGCGCCGCTCTTTTCGTCCTTGTATTCGGCGTAAATGTAGGTTTTCGACAGTTGGGGGATATAGGCCTCTTCTATGATGGTGATCCCTTCGTTCAGCCGTTCGTCGTTCAACTCGTTCGCCAGCTTGCGCAGTTGCAGGGCCTTGTTGGCTTTCAGGTTCCCTGCGGCGTCCCGGGAGAGTAACCGCATCATTTGGTTGACGAGCGCCCGCGTGGTGTCGTCTTTGATGAGCGAGAGGCACGCTTCTTTGACAATGGCAACGCCGTCGTTTACGGTGTCTTTCCAACCGTCGCACTGGTGGCGGCCGATGGTGATGCGGCGGGTACCGTCGGAAGTGGTGAAGGTATGGGACTTCTGGTCTTCTTTTACCCGGCGCAGGACATCGGCTTTCATCTGCAATATGGCGGAAAACCGTTCGAGGATTTCTCCCTTGACGGCCGAAATCGTCCCGCTCAGCTCTTTGAGCCGGGGCAGGGCGGCGGTTACTTCTTCATCGACCAGCTGGCCGTAGGCCGCACGGTCGCGTTTGGCTTGTTCCTTTGCCGTCTTGGCGGCTTTGGCCCGTTGGTAGGCTTCATACTCGGCAAGTTGCGCCTCCGTCATCATGACGGCCTGTTTCTTCTCTTCGTTCATGGTTGTATGTTTTTAATCCAATAAATATTTTTCTTGTTTCAGTAACTCCTTTACTCGTCTGTCCCGGGAGGCTTTGCTCGGAAATACTTCCAATGTCCGCCATACGCCGTAAGTGTCCGAATATTTGATTCTCGGCTGGTCGTTTTTGCTTCCGCCGTCTTGGGTTGCCCTTAATAATATATATCCGGCATCAAGTAATTTTTGAATGCTGGTTTTGTCCATCGCCGTAAGGTTTAATCGTTATCGAAATGTTGGTAAAAATCCATGTCATCGGCTCCGGGCTCGTCGTCGATGAGCATCGCTTCACTGTTGGCATAGGCCCAGTCGGCCAGTTCGCCGAGGAATTGCGCAGCTTCGGTCCGCTCCATCTCCGAAGTCTGCAACGCCAGTTCTTTCTTCACCCGTTCAAGGGCGGATACGTTTTTCTTTTCCATAATGTTTCAGTTTATAAGGGTATGACGGTCGAGAACGATGCAGACCGTTTTCCCCGGTTGTTTGACAGTGGTTTCAATAGGCTTCAAGCCTCCTTTGCGGGCAATGGTCCGCAATTTCTTTTGTAAAGTAGGGAGTTCGTCGAATGTTATCCGGGCAAATGGTTTTCCCGCTATCCGGGGGTGGCTGCAAAAATTATCGACACGTGCCCAATCGGTCGTATCGATACCCAATTGCTGCATTTGTTTGAGACAAACGGAACGCCGGTGTTTCATCTCGTCTTTACGCCCCGTCAATTTTTCCATGCCGGCACAGCATGTGTTGTATTCCGATTTTGTCATTTCCCGCAAGCTTTCTGTGCGTCCCGACGTATATTCCCGGACGATCTGGCGCTTCAACTCCTCACGGTCGCCGGTATAGGGCAACCGGTTGAACAAAGCGTAAAAACGCGCGAAATTGGTTATCTCTTGTGTCATGTTTCTATTGTTTATCATTCGTAATACCAACCTACTAATCTGTCATAAGGGAGTCCGATATTGAATTTCGAGTCCTCTCTTTTCAATACGATGTCGTTCTCATCATCTTCCTCATAAAATCCAACAAACCATCCTGAATAGATTTGGCCATTATTAAATACCAATGATACTTTCTTATCCTTTTCGCAATCACCTAATTTCTCCGGTTGATTAAGGGTAATTCTACAACCTGTATTTAGAGTTATTGTAATCTTATTCATAATGCTATTTTGATTTTACTTTTTCCTCTACCCATACAATCGCTATTGAAACAAACAAGGCCATCATATCTCGTTGTGATAAACCCAATAAAGCAAATGAATCTTTTTGCAATATGATTTCTTCAGAAGTCATTGCATTCCATACCTTTTCTATATCTTCCCTGTCCTTTATGTTAGTATCGATAAAGAAAACTACGTTATCATAGTCCCTACGGTCAAATTCAAAGAATATTCTTACTTTCTGATTTTCAGCCATAATTATTCTTCTTTTTTTGCTAATTGTATTCTTGCTGCTATTACTTGCTTGTTACATTCCGGACAACACTCTCCGCCATGCTTAATCGGGTGTGGATTGTTTCCGTAGCCGGAATAAATTTCTCCACAGATGCAGCATACATACTCACGACTTGTGTTCTGTCCCTCAAACATCACCTTGATACCACAGCTGCTTGCTACATCAAGCTCTAACTTTGCGCCTTTTGAGAGTTCCCAACCGTTGAGCATATAGATGTAATCACACCCTACAAGCAAAGCAATGTCGGCCTTCATATGAATCTTCCAATGGGCATCATCGGGGACACCGTTCTCAAATGGGTTCACCGGATCAAAGCCTTGTTCTTTCAATCGGAGGGCGGCCGCATTAAAGGTGCTTCGTCTCTCCTCCATTTCGTAGTGGGCTATCGCACCACTGATGTAAACTTTCTTCTTCATTCCTCGCTATTGTTAGTTGAACATTAAAATTGTATTTTTACAGTTGGTTGGTTGTTCGTAACACGCCCTCTTCCCATACCACGAAGCAGCTTCCCGGCTCACCAATAGATCTCCCTTGACAGTAAGCCTTATAACCCACTACACGCAATTTCATGTCGCAGATATATCTCAGCTTCAGTGCACCGCTTCCCATCGGCTGGCTCTTTTTCTCTTGGCTTACCCATATAAAGCACTTTCTCGGAAAACGCTTCATCAATGCCTCGGCATCGGGATATTCCCACGGAGCGACCTGAAAAGAATCGATGATAATGAACTTCGGGCTTTTCGGCTTTTTCAGCCGCTCCATGACCTCTTCATAACTCTCGTCTACTGCGACCCGGAACTTCCCTTGCACCTCGTCCATTTTCAGGTAACCCATCCTGCGTTGGAAGCTCTGGTTCACGCCCTCCTCGTAGCTGAGGTACAACACCGTCCCGTAGTTGCACAGCTCTTTGCCCAGTTGCATCACGAAAGAACTTTTTCCGCTGGCCGATGCTCCGCTGATGAACCACGAGGCGGTGTCTGCGGGGAAACCAAACGGCTTGCTCCACTTCTCGCCCCAAGACAATGTTGTCCATTTCTTGGCGGCTATCTCTTTCGGGCTGTACGCTCGCTTGGTCATGGTTATACGCGTTTGAGTTTCTCGATCTCGGTATATACCCGGCGCAGACCGCCTCCGCTTTTCCGCACGATGGCCGAGATATCGCTTCCCTCCGGGGCGTTCACCTTTGCCACGACACGCGCCTGTTCGTTGAGGAATTGCCCACGCTCTTTTCCGTCATCGGGGGTTACCTTGCTATAACGGTCGCCATAACGGCTCAACATCTCGGTGTAACCGACTTTCTTACATTGCACGGCCCGGTTGATTTTTTCCTTTAACCCGTCAGCTCCCATCATATACCATGCGCAACACCTTTCGGTGGCGTTCCATAGGGCTTTCAGTTCAAGGAAAGCCTCATACTGCAAGTCCCCGGCTTCATCAAGGACGATAATGGGATTTTCGATCGACCGCAAGTAGTAGACGAGGTCATCGTACACGTCGGCATAACGGCCGTTATTGCCCACGCCGTACTCTTTGGCAATGAAACGGATAAGTTTCTGTTTGCTCTTCACCTGCGAGCAGTCTACATAGATGGCGTTCTTATGGCTTTTCACGTAGTACCGGGCCGTAAATGTCTTGCCGATGTTGGGTAGGTCGCACAATATCGCGCTGATACTGCCTGCTTGGCATAGTTCCAACTGCGAGGTTATGAAATCGAACGTTGCTGTACGGGCTGGCTTCCATACTATTTCCCCGCGTAGGCTGACACCCAGCTTTCGGGCGATGGTTATCCAGTTTGCTTCGCTGAGAATCCTTTCTGTCTGCCCGTTTTTTACGGCACTGTATATGGCACTCGATATACCCAGCGAGGCCGCATGTTTCGCATCGCTCGGGTAGTTTGACCGGTGAGCCGAAATGGCTTCCGAAATCCGTTTTTTACTTTCTTCTGTTATCATATCGGAATTGTTTTTAATGTCGTTTTAAAGGGATTCAAACGCTTTTTTTCGGTAATCTTCTTCGATGGCCGTATAATCGGGCAGATCGCAGTTTTCCATCGGAACTTCCTCGACGGGACAGGTTTCTGCGGCCTCTTCCTTTTCCGGCTGTATGATTGCCGTACCGACCCGGTCAACAGCATTGTCGCGGACGTATTTGCCGAATCTGCTTATCTTTTTCTGCTGCTCGATATAGTTCACCACGTCCTCCTCGGTCTGTTCGGCCAGCACCCTGTTGTAAGTCCCCACTTTCTCTACCTTATCGATAAAACGGTCGCCCTGGAATATGTACACGTCCGTGGGCTTCCCTTCCTCGTCCGGCAGATAGTAGGCCGTTACCTTGTAGTCGTTCGGTTGCAGGCGCTCCAGCACCGACGTGTCGCTCAGCCACCAGTCCTCATAGGCTACCCGCACCGTCGAGTTGCGCCGTATGCTGGTTTCCACACGCTCGCCTATGAAGCGGCTCAGCGTGAGTTTGTCGTACTTGCGCAGGGTCGGGTTGATGTTCGCTACCAGTACCTGGAGGCGGGTCATTCCCGGATATTTCTTCTGGTTGGGGTGAAGCGAGTTGTTCCATTCGGCATTGTCCCTGCGGTCATCGGCCACCAGCTGCTCATAGCTGAAATACTCCCTGTCCTCGTAGGTGTCGTTGGTCTCGTCGCTGACTTTCTTGTATTCCATGCGCCACTTGCCTTTGCCGTAGAAACGTCCGATGCCGGCATGGTTCTTGTGGATGACGCTGCGCTTCTTCGCCCCGTTCAGGGGTTCGGCGTATTTCTCCTGTGAATTTTGGGGAGCGCAGAAGTGGACGAAGTTGAATGCGACCCCGGCTTGTAGGAAACCCTCCTTATATTCGCTCATCAGGTGGTTCTCCACCTCTATGCCGGCAGGAATGCCCCAGCCGTTGCGTTCGATAAGCCTGAACATGTCTCGGAAGCAGTCCACGACAAGCATTTGGTCTTTTTTGCGCCCGTAACTCGCGCCGACCACGCATTGGCTCACCACGTCGTAGGCATAGTAGGCATGTACACGCTGCTTGGTATCCTTCAACTTGCGTGTCAGATCCACGTCATCCATCGTAATTTGCGACAGGGAGAATTCCCCGTTATGGCGGTGGACGTGCGGCATCTGCTCGTGCATGAACGTGGTATATCCCATGAGAGCATGGTTGACAAGCAGCTTGTTGTTCGGTTTGTTCAGCACGTTGTTGATGGTGCTCTCGCTCAGTTCTTTCGGGTCGCCGTTCTTGTCGGTGAAGTCGTCGGGGTTGAATATCTCACCGGTGCTCAGGTCCCATGCCTCGCGCTCGCCGCAGACAAAAGCGATGTACATCTCATGCACGTTGCTGTTGTATGGTTTGTTCTCCTGTGCGGCAAGGCTCAGTATGAGCCGCTCGGTCTTATGGTCCACCTTCCTTGCGCTCTGGTTGCCGAACTTGCCGCTTATCAGGCAGGCATAACCGTCGCGTTTGTATTCGGCCACTTTTTTGCGGAACCGGAGTGTCGATGCCGGCAGGTCGTGGCCGAACTCCTCGCGCAGCGTCTCGATGGCAGTGGCCATCATGTCCCAGTTGTATTTCTCGCCCATCAGCTTGCGGTAATCACGGCTGCGGTTGTACAGCCTGATGCAGGTGTTCAGTACCGATGCGTTCACCGCATACTTTTGGGCAAGCTCGGCCGAAGCCTTGTTGCTGTGCTGCTTGGCAGCCCAATCCATGAAGTAGGCAACGGCGGCTTGGTCAAGTTCGTAGTTCGATATTATCCAGCCGCGTAACAGCACAGCATTACCGCCGGGGTATTTCTCTTCTACCTTTTCTTTGTAGGTGGTAGGCAGACTGTCAACAGCAACCAAAGCATACTGCATCGGGCCGCCCCCTCGACGTACCACATTGATACGCCCACGGGCGGACAGCTGCTTGTAGTTCGGGAGTGTCATGATGCCACCTTCCACAAGCTCACGCGCCGATATGCAAAGTTTGTTGCCGAAAAATTCCATACAGGCCTCCTATCTCAAAGCCATCGCTTCGCGTTGTATCGATTCCATCTCACTGATCTTGGGGTTGTCGTAGGTCTTGACCGTCTCCCCCTTGAATATCACGTAGACCATGCCATCATTGCGGTCGAGCTCTATCAACGCTCCGTTGGGGCAATACTGGTGAGTAACCATGTCGTGGTCGTGGAAAGTATCAATCATCGGTATTACAGCCATCAGTATGCCGCCACGCTCAAATGCCATCTTGCGGATTCGTTTTGCCATATCCGATCCTCCGCGCTTCTCGTCAAACCGAACGGCATTGTAAACGCTGCGCTCGGTAATGCCAAATGCTTTCGCGATAAATTCGCGGTCTTCTTTCGTAATGTGAATGTACTTCTTCATATATCTTTCGTTTTTAACAATTTAATTCGTTATCTTTGTTACGTTTTCAAAATCGAACAGACATGGACACTGACTTAATCATCATGAAAGCCCAATTCGGAGCCCTTCGCAATTTGTTACTTTCGATACTGCCGACTTTTTTTGAACACGACAAGAATGCTGCGGAGAAAACATGGCTCGCTAAATTCTGTCTTTGGCGTTTCGAGCGAGAAAACCTCGTTCCATATAGTTCATTAGCAAACCGAAACTCTCCTGAGACAGAACAGATAGATCGCCGACGCTTTCAATTACAAATTCTGATGGATGTAGCTTATATCCGGGGACACCTTGAAGAATACGGCATACTTCACGGAATTTCTCGGCGCTCCGCTGACTTCGCGAATAGGATTTACGAATCTTCCGACGGTACTGAAGCGTCAATGATTTCTCTGATTGATAAGACTTAAACCTCATACCATAAACATTTTTAATTGTTATTACTCTGCATTCTCAATCTTGAAAGAAAAGCCCTTATCCGTCAGCACTCTCTTTACAAAACTTAAATCGTATCTGTCAACCGGGAAAAATACTGCTTGGAAGTCCACACTTGGATAAGCCTTGATTGCTGTTTCTCCGGCCATTTTCTTAACCAATCCGTAAAGAAGTTCGGCTGTCCCGGCCTTTGCTTGTGCGATGATTACTTTTGCTTTCATTTTCTTTAATCCTTAAAATTCATTACTCTCGCCCCTTTTTCATATATTTGGAGGCTCGTTCCTAATCGAACACGTTGCAAATATAGGTGATAATTTTCAACCAAACAAATATAATGGAAATAATTTTCAACTAATGGGGACAATTTTATCAAGGATACAGGAAATTGCTTTAAAGGAAGGGATAACTATCGGTGCCTTAGAACGTAATATAGGTGCAAGTAAAGGCGTTTTATCAAGAGCAATTAATAATGGTACAGATATTCAATCAAAATGGATTCAAATAATTGTTGAAAATTATCCCAATTATTCATCTGAGTGGTTATTAACAGGTCGTGGAGAAATGATCAAAACGAACGGTATCACACCGTCGCATTCCGTACTTGATTCGACTCCTAACGAGCATAAAAATAACGATTTACATCGAAACAAACAAGAAAAACGCACGCAATCCGTAGCGATTCCGGCAACAAAACAAGACGAAGGCATACCCCTCATTCCGATCGATGCGATGGCGGGAGCGCTTACATGCGAGCAGACAGCCCTCGAATACGAGTGCGAGCGTTATGTCGTGCCTATGTTCAAAGGTGCAGACTTCCTTATTCCCGTAAAAGGATCCAGCATGTACCCTAAATACAACTCCGGAGACATTGTCGCCTGCAAACGGGTTTCCATGACCGACATCTTTTTCCAGTGGAATAAGGTGTATGTAATCGACACCGATCAAGGCGCATTGATCAAGCGCATTAAACCCGGCAGTGCGCCCGACCGCATACTTATTGTTTCCGATAACGACAAATACGACCCCTTCGAACTGCCTTATTCCGCCATACACGCGGTTGCACTTGTCATCGGTGTCATTCGTCTCGAATAAATCGAAGCGTCCTGTTTATGACCCTCATAAATCCCCTTTTATACTCCTATTTATCGGTGTTTCCCCCTCTTTCAGGGGTAAAAAGCACGCTAAGTGTCCGAATTTAGGGCAGATAACAAGCCGGTATTTAAAAATAGAGTGGTATTTTGGGGGGTACTATCGAATCAAAAAACGGGGGTATTTTTGAAAAAGTGGTATTTTACCCACTCTCCATGCGTACCCTAAAAACCCACTTTTGTAACCCCTCTTAAAAAAAAGTGTAACCCCTCTCTGTAACCCCACTTGTAACCCCTCTACTAAAATCGGCTATTTTAGGCACAAAAAAGGGAGTTCATCCGACTCCCACAACCGCATCACCAAAATGCCGTTAAATTTGCGCTCCAAACCCGTTCAGCATCATTCCTTAGAACAACCCCAAACCACCAGAAATAAGCATAGATTGCTTGATTATAGCCCATTTACTGCATACTGTGTCATTGCCAGACCAGCCCGACATGAAAGGAACAGCCGGTTTTGAATGAAAGAATAGCACTCAATACACCCGAAGGCGCTTGAATAGCGGCCGGTACGCTTTCAAATGCCCATTGACAAAGGATTTAGGGAAAAGAATAAAAAAGGGTGCAAATCGCATGATTACGCCCCATTAAATTATACGCAAATTATAAAGATCGTCGTTTTAAGCCTCGGAAATTATACCGAAATTATAGCAAATTATACGTTTCGTTTTATTGGCCCAATCAGGAAAATATCTATAACAAGCTAAACAACAAACAATTAAACAAGCTATTCACTATCTATCAATATACGCTTCGTTTTATGCCCCATAGTTTTCCCGATAAATAAAACGATATAAAAAACAAATACTAATTATTAAGAACAATCTTATACTCTTCGATCTTACGATAGAGAGTCGTCAAGCCAATCTTCAATAAACGGGAAGCCTCGGTTTTATTTCCTTTGGTGTACCGCAATACTTTCTCGATGTGGCGACGCTCCGCTCCCGCCAATTCAAACTCGTTTTGCGGCAAATTTTTCTGAGAGGAAGAGAATGACTGTATTTCAACAGGAAGATCGCTTAACGTCAAATAGTCATCGCACACGATGATAGAACGCTCTATCACATTTCGCAATTCCCGTATATTACCCGGCCATGAATAAGTAGATAGCGCAGACAAACATTCGGGTGTTATGCCCTCGACTTTACGTCCCATTTTTTTACTATAACGCAATAGAAATTCTTTTACAAGAATTTCTACGTCTCCCATACGCTCTCTCAATGGAGGCAATTCGATATGAAAAACCGAAAGACGAAAAAACAAGTCTTCCCGGAAAGTCTTATTTTCAATTTCCTGCTTCAAGTTGCGATTCGTCGCTGAAATAATCCTCACATTTACTTTCGTCGGTTTGGTATCTCCTATCTTCAAATATTCACCCGACTCAAGTACCCGCAAAAGTTTAGCTTGCAATTCAAAAGCCATCTCACCGATCTCATCGAGAAAAATCGTTCCGTTATTGGCTTCTTCAAACAAACCTTTCTTATCTTTCACCGCTCCGGTAAACGCCCCGGCTTTATGACCGAACATCTCACTCTCCAACAATTCTTTGCTGAATGCTGAACAATTGACTGCAACAAAAGGTTTCTTGCTCCGTCCGCTATTATTATGAATCGCTTGGGCAAACACTTCTTTTCCTGTCCCGGTTTCTCCTGTCAATAAAACCGGGACATCGGTCTTAGACACTTTCTCTGCTAAACTAATAGCCCGTTTCATA